CACGTTAGTGCACATGTCAACACCACCACTCACCTTCCTTTTAAGAAGATGTAAATGGCGCGACACAAAGATTGACTATAAGTCTATGTCTAGTTACCAGGAAGTAGCTACTGAGGTACTGGAATCAATGAAGGAGGGTCGGAGAGCTCTACCCATGCGGGTAAGTCTCTTCCAACCCTCCCTCTTTGGACCAATACCCAATAGCTACTTGGAACATGTCTTGAAACGATATGTACAAGGTCAAGGATACCAAGGGGCACATCCATTTCTGAAAGCCCCGAAGGGACCCAAGACCGGGTACATGTACGCAAAAGACCTGACTCCAGCTTTTCGTAAGTTCCTGGTAAATAAGCTGTATTGGATTAATTTGATCACGGCCACCAATCGAAAGAAGATTTTCGATATGTGTGAGACTATGGAATCCTTCTCGGATCTCCGTAGTCTCCTCATATCGGTGGAGATGAGGATGAACTCAATCATACTCTCAACTCCAAATCTTCAGTACGAAGAGGCGGATCAAATTAATGCAATGTTGGTGAACAACACCTTGAATTTTCCTGATTACCACAAGAAACTCAAGTCTCAATGCAAGGAAATTCTCAAGTGTCTTCGGACAACTGGAGAAGTTCCTCGATTGAGGCGTGAGTTCTCATGGGTAGCCAGGAGACTCAAGGTAATTAAGTCTTTACGTTTGCCTGATGAAGATCTCAGACAGACCCTCTACTCCACCCTACTTCAAAGTCGCTCTTCCGGACTACCATCAAACGATGTAATCCGTGAGAGCAAGTTGAAGTGGATGGAAGCAGTCAACCTCGAACCACCTCTGGGTGACATCCCAGATTCCAGTGAACTCGAGAGTTACTTGAGGAAACGGTGTAAAACCCGCAAGGTTTTACACGGTTTCTCCCGGGTATCTCTCGGCTTCACTGGGTGTTTCGAATCCTCCCGAATGAAGGGAGGGAAGACTGGCGAGGCTCGTATGAGAATAACGGAAAATGAATCGGTGCAGAGGATTGATCTTGAGACAGGTAATGTCACAGATGACATTATCTACTCTAGAGATCAAGCTGGAGAGTTTCTTCTCCACTCCTCTCTGCACAAATTCATTGAAGACGAGCAACCGTTACTGAGAGTGCGGGTTAGCACGATTGATGAGGTTGGATCAAAAGCACGGATCATTACCGTTCCGTCTTTTGACCACAACATCATTTTATCGAGCTGGGCGCACATCACGTACGATTACTTGTCTACTACTCAGGAGGCATATTCTGGACTAAAGTCATCCAATCATGGATGGTCTTTATGTCTAGATTTGTCTCCTAGTAATCCGAATCTTCACTGGCTTTTCGAGGGGAAAGAAGTAATTTCCTCATTTAACTCAGATCTGGAAAGTGCAACCGATCTCGCTCTGCATCAGGCGATAGCAGAGGTGATGGATGCACTTAACAGAATCCTTCTCTTTCCGAGATGGTATTCTGAGGTAGTGAAGAAGTTACTTTCTTCCCCTAGAACGTATATGATTGAGATTGATGACATGGTCGTCAGAGGTACCACAAAGCGTGGATGCTTCATGGGCGATTCAGGCGCAAAGACAATTTTAACCGCTGCGGGTTTAAATGCTCTTTGTGCCATGAAGGGCCCACGAGTATCCAGGATTGTGGGTGACGACCAAGCAACAATCTCTTATCATAGAAACATGAAGCATAATGAGAACGTGTACCGCACAAGGATGGAAGCGTGGGGTTTCAGGCTATCAGAGCCTGATACTTACATCAGTGAGTATTGTTTCTTTACGGAAGAATGTTTCCGCATAGAAACAAACCCCACACTATCCTTGGAGACTTACCTATCGGGTAGAAGAGGTAGAATAAATTACCTCGACTACCCGAGAGTCCGACTACTCTCAGATGTCTCGTCTAATGTTCGTGGATTTTCCAACACTATGGTGGGGAAAATCACGCTCATGGCGAGACACATGGAGTACTCGGAAGGTAATTCTGTGGTACATGGTCTCATGCACCTTGCCTCATGGATTCAAGACTTATGTTGTTCACTACTATACAAGCCGGAATTTGTTTATTTTCCGAGGTTTCTTGTATCCACAGGCAAACCGATTTTATTTGGTCATGATGAAAACTTCGTAGATTTCATCAAGACCCAGAAATCGGGTCGCCTGTTAGGAAATTATATGGACCTTATGTGGAGGGCAACCGACACACAAGTAGGCGGTCAAACGGCAATTATAAGCCAATTTGACCACCGTTCCACTAATTTCCTTCGTATCGTCGAAGAACAAACGAGACTACCCCAAGAGATTGAGGAGTTCAAACTTATGGACACACTCAATCAACGAGGGATAGTCCCGTTTATTATTGGACGATTGGGACACAAACTCATCTCGGAAACTGAAATAAAGATGAAGATCAACGAGATGGAGTTCCTCTTCGATGAAAAGGTTCCTCTCCGCTCTACAGTGTCAACACTGTCAGAGCGGAAAAGAGTCTTTTCCGAAGAGACCCTCCGTCTCTTTATCACCAAGTGGAGAAAGAATTCAATACTTCTCAAATTCAAGTACCATGAAAGGTTCTATGAAAGAGAGAAGGTTGAAGACTTCCTTAACAGTAAGCATCCTCTCAGGGTTCAGATTCCTCTGGGAATCTCAACCTCTGATGAGGATCTTACTGAGAAGGACATGCTCCTACTTGAGAGGGACCGTGATACAGAGATTCTGTGGGAGTGGGTTCTTAGTAACCCCTCCGACCTCTCCTCTATACCACGAACCCTCATACGTGATGATCTTCCTTTATTACGTAACAATCCGGCATTGTTAACAGCAAGCCGCATATTGATCGTTAGCGATGACATCAAGCTTGTCCAACAACTGAGTACCTTGCGGTCATTCAATTGGAGGAAAAGTCTTGAAACTTACCGTTGCTCAGTCAAGAATTGGGTTCAAAGTGACCTTACGGCCGGAACCCATTTTGACTCAGCAACGGAGGTTGTCATCGATGAAGGATCATTAGACGGCTTCATAGACAATGTGAAGGATGACTCGGAGTTAGATCCCATTCGGGTTGGCATTGAGTTGGACATGATAAAACTTATCCGTCCAACTCAAAGCCATAAAATCCAGGAAGTCTCTGAGTATGACGATATGATTGCCATACTCAAGATCCCTGAAACCGAATGGATTTCTAACTCAGAGAAATTAATCTCTTCACATCCCTAATTAAAGGTTATAGTCAATCTTTAACTCCTAAAAACTAAAGAATCTTAATCGGTCCATAGTGAATAAGTATTCACGTGGACGGTAGTTCTTTG